GGAGTTGAGTGCCCTAGCTGCTTCGCCTGAATACCTTGAAGCTACACCTACAGCATCGTTGTACATAGAAAAAGCATCCATAGCTGGTGTTCCTTCTTTGTATGCCTTTGCCCAACTGTTATACAGGCTTGTTTCAATATCTACAGCCAAAGCCGCAAAGCTTGAAAAGTTACCGTGGGATTCAGGAAGTTTTTTAAGCTTTTCTAATATCTCTAATGGAGTAAAGTCCTTTACACCTAATTCTGTAAGACGGTCTAAAGCGTTTTGTCTAGCCTGTTCTTGCGTAATACGTTGCCCTGACTTAGAGCTTTTTTGTATGTTCTCTAACGTAGCTTCAGCCACAGAATCAAGAAAAGCATTTCTGCTATCAACACGTTCTTGATTTTTTACTGAAGGGTCAGCCATGTCGTCCATAAACTTGCTGGCTGCTGCAAAGGTCTGTGCTTCACCTTCAGGTGTCAGAGGGGTGCCTTTTGGGTCTTTAGGTGTTTTTGTCTTAGGTGTTTTAGGGTCTACTCCTTTGTCGCCCATTTTACTTAAGGCTATTTTACCGCCTCCGAAGGTTGTCGAAAGTGAACCGTTTACAAAGCTACCAATGGTAACATCCATAGCGGTCTGCTCTAACGAAGTACCATCAATTACGCCTAAGTCAGTCTTTACATTTTGTAGGGCTAAACTATTACCTAATGCCCAAGGAGCAGCTTGCTTTACGCCTTGTAAGAAGTGATTTCCTAAGTATTTAGTTAACTGCCATTTTACGGCAGCTTTAGCTGCTTCTTGACCTGCTTTACTGGTTGCTACAGCAGCAGGTGCCCCAAAACCTAAAGTTGCTACAGAAGCAGCTAGAGGTGCCCAAGTACCTAGAATATCAGTAGCTGAAGCTTCTGAATAATCTCCTATACCTTTCCAAAATTGATCTTTGTCGCTGTAGAAAGGTACTGTTTTTTCCCAGTTATGCCACATAGCTCCAAGGGCACCCTTCTCTTCCTCAGAATAGTAGTCACCGTTTAAGCGGAACAGGAGTCCACCTAATTCGTCAAAGCTACCTTCAAAGTGCCTCATTCTTTCGTAGTATGCGTCAGTCAGTTCGGCATCAGTACCTTCAAACGCCTTTTCGTTCTCCCTGTTATAAACCATGCGGTAAGCATCAAGAAGACCCTTGTTTTGGGTGTTCATTTGGTAAGACTGTTGTTCCTGCCTTTGAGCTTCAGGGTCTAAAATACCTGAGTTTTCGTACTGGAGTACAGCAGACTCAATCTCTTGTTCGGTTAATAGCTTGCTTGTGGTGTGTGTTACACCCCCAAGATCATATTCGTATGTCATCTGTCTGCCTCCTACTGTGATGCTGTTGTTTGTGTAACAGTTACGTTCCGACCAGCGATAACTACGGTAGCACCCACTTGAGGTACTGTAGTCTGAGCTTGGGAATTGTTTGTTTTACTATTTATATCAGTTGCGTTTGCTTCAACAGAGTCTTTTGCTGCTTGCTTGTAGAGCCTGTACTTCACCTCATAATCAAGTAGATGCAAGGACGTTCCACTTAAGTCCTCCTCGCCAATTACTTTTAAGGCTTTATCAAGGGTGCGTTGGTCTACAACATATGATGTTACTCTTTGCTTAAAGTCAGCTTTTGACATGTTAAACTCATCTTGAGCCGCAAGACTAATACTAGAGATACTTATATTCTTTTGAGGGTCAATACCGTATTTTTTATCTATAATAGATGAAGCAGCTTTGTACGAGTCACCTGTAAACACTGAACCACGCTTATTAATAACGTCACCCATTGCTGCCTTGGCTAAACGATATTCTGCCATGCTCCCTATAGTCATTTTTTCGAGCATTTCCTGTGCCCTGTCGGGAGTTAGCTCAGTTACACTACTAAACTGATTGTAGAAGTTTTCGTAATCATTTTGAGTGAGCGTTGGGCTTTCTTTAAAATCAGCAATTCTTTTTTGAATTACACTAATATCGTAAGCACCCATACCTTGACTAGACTCTGGGCCGTCAAAATCTTCAAAGTCACCGTGTATGTTGTAATACTGAAAAGCAGCTTCTTGGTAATCATCTTTAGCGATTGCCATTTTGCGGTTTTTCTGTGCGTAAGCAACTGCATCTTCACTACTCAACTGGCTTGCTAGGGTTCTTTGGGCAGCAAGTAGTTTCTTCTTTTCACTTTGAATACCGTACAAGAACCCACCATTACCAGTGCTAATAGTCTTTGCAATATCTAGTAGGTCTAAGTTTTTGTTTTCATTTGCCAGTGTGATTAGGAAGTCAGTTGTAGCTCCATTAAGTGCTTTTGGCGGTATTGTATTAGTTCCGAATGTTGCTTGTAGTGTTTGAGACACAGCTTCACCAATAGCAGATGTACGTTCCGCATTAGTAAGTCCTGCCGACCCTAAGTGTGCAACATTTACATTTGCACCTAATTGAGTAAAGAAGTTTTCTAAAGGAAGTTGAGCTTGTACAACTTTATACTCAGAGACTTGTTGGCTCTTAAGTTGGTTCTGGGCAGCGTTCACTTGAGTACGTATAGCAGATTGGTAGCCAACTGCGTCTATGGAATCTGGCCCTAAGTGTTGTGTCAGTAATTGCTTTGTAATGGCATCTAACTGCTCACTGTAGGCTACTGGGTCACTTTGTCTTAAATTAGGGTTTTCACTGTCCCATTTAAACAATTCAGACTGTACATTAATACCTGCCTCAGTTCCTACTTTTTGGTTGTATGCTACCTGCAATGCAGGGCCATACTGAGGGTCGTTAGCTAGTGAAAAACCTTTACTGACTGTCGCCCAATCGCCCAAGCTTCCATCATTGTAAGCAGCTTCCACCGCCATTAACTTTTGTATTTGAAATTCAGCAGACTTTGATTGCTCTTTAGCCCTGTCTGTTTTAGCGGCTGCACGACTAACATTACCCGTTACTGCATCTAATGCCTTACTAATCTGGTCGTTACGAGCAGGTTGTACGTAAGTATTTACTGGGGATGCTTGAGGGGTCAGGCGCACCTGATTAGCTGCATATTTGGTCTGTACACGTTGTCTCGCCACAGCGAAAACTCCTTATGTTATAGTTTAGCTATACGGGCTTTGTAAGGGTCTGTTCCCTTAAAGTAGCCACCTTCATAGGCACTACCACCAATTTGTAAGGCAGTAGCTGCAAAGCTTGGGTATGGTACTGAGTTGATGCGGGATTGCCGCCCCGATTCTGCTCCTTTCTTCTGCTGCGCTATTTGTGCTTCAGTAGATGAAAGGTTGGAGTCGGCCTTGGTATCGTCAAATAAGTTTTGACGCATTATGTCGGTCATAAGCGCATCTACGGATAGACCAGATACACCCGACTCACCTGAAGCGGTTCTAGCTGTAGAAACATCTTTCATGCTTTGAATGTCTGCTTCCATTCCACGTTGGGACTCAGCTTCTTGTTCTTCACGTTGTCTTAAGTTAAGTTGCCTTACGTCATTTAGGTAGGCAGCGTTTGCCGAAGCCTCATTACGTTGGGCTTGTTGTTGTTGTTCATCTGCTGCAACAATGGAAGTCATAGCAGACAGTATTGTTCCTGCATCACACATCAGCATCAATCCTTACAAATTCATAAAAAGGTACACGCCCTGTCCCGTGGTAAGGTATTTTTCTAACGAAGTTAAAACCTAAATACTTTAACCATCTGATTGCTACTTTATTACGAGCATCAACATAGTTAACGAGGAGGGGGTACTGCTTGTTGGTTTCCACTACCCAATCTAGGGCTTGTGTTAAAAGGTCTTTTTTTATCTCTGGTATTTTGTCTGAGCCAAGCATCCAAGGAGAACCAATGTCCTCCCCGACCTTTGCAACTCCAAACATACCTATGAGTTCATCTTTATGGATGATTGCAAGACTTTCAGATAACTCAAAGCCTTGTGTTAAAGCTTCTAAAGGCGTTAAGCCATTGGAGGCCATTACTTCAATAGCATCTGCCTCACGCATCTTTTCTGAAAGTTCTTGAACATCCTGTTCTGTAGCCTCTCGGTAGTGGGCCATAAGCGTTAAATCCTTGACGTTCTTTGAGTTAAGAAACCTTCGTACTCAGCACTTTGGAACACACACGGTAAATAACTGTCTGAAGTAATTGTCACATTGACGTACTTAGAGTTTGTATTTATAGGAACGCGATATGTACCTTCATCAAGGTTAGCTTGACCCAATAGGTTGTTTAAGCCACCGATAATTCTTCCGTTAAACTCCCTAATATACACTGGACGTGCTGTAGGTTCGCTTTCAACCTTAAAGTAGGCTGTGTCGTTATAAGTTATATGGAAGGTTCTGATCTGAAGATTGTTAGTAGTTACTGCCTTGTTGTCTTGCTTTAAGATTTGCTCACTGAACTTATACTTAAAGGTGTACGGTATACCTGCGTAAATCACAGCACCACCTGCATAATCTGCTAGGGCTTCTGACTGTGAGCGTATGGAGCCAGTGTTGTTAACAAATATAGTGTTGCTGTCTGTATAAGGTAGGGTGCTGCTTGCTATCTTATAACGCCTGTCTAATAAAACTGCACCACCTGCATAGTTACCTAATGTAGAAGTATAGACCATATCAGTGCTTGCACTATCGTTAGCTAGACTGAGGTTTTCTAAGTACAGACCATCACTGTATTCAACCACCAGCTTAATCACTGAGCCGTTAAATGCTGTGGAGCGTACTACTCCTGAGAACTTCCATTCAGACCAAGCTGATTGTAGTTTCTCTTCACCCCGCCAGTAGTAGCGGTAAACGAACACTGAGTTGGGTTTGTCATCTGTCAGTACCAAAAGCATATCTTCGTTAGAGGAAGCTGCAAGACTTCGGATGTTACCTTCGATGTAGTTAGGTACGTGAGCCGATACGTCAGCCGCATCATTAGTTTCAGAAGACTGCTCTACGTAGTATTCTCGGATACCTGCCCACTTACCCTTGGAAAACCCAAAGAATACATAACGACCTGCGCCTACTGGTTTAGCAGTAAGGTTAGCTTCAAAGTTAGTAGATACATCTATATGCACAGTGTCAGGTGTTAATAGCTCTGAAGCTGTCAACATGAACTGCGTCAAGTCAGAAAAGATCAACAAGGATTCATTAAAGGGTATTGCGTGTTTCAGGATAGATATTTGGTTGTTAGATACAGCCACGTCTATCGGGTTAGAATCAAGAATAGTTAATACAGTCTTAGGGAAGAAGTTGTAGAACTCTCCTGCTTCACTGAAGATTACGTTCTCATCTGCAAGAAAACCTAAACGGTTACGGTGAAAGAATATATCGTTAATCTTGTAGCCGATAAAAGAAGGTACAGGGTTAGTATCCTCATCTCCTGCTTCTCGGTCATCCCACGTTAAAGGTGCAAAGGTAAAAGTACCGTTAACTTCTTTACGAAGACTGTGGGGCATAGTTAGTGCGTTTATGCGGTTCTTTAGTGCTGACCCATCTACTGCAAAACCACCTACAGTCTCTTTCCATATTAACTCGTTGTTAGTGTTGTCACCTTGAGTTAGGTGTACATAATGGTCATCCTGCTTCTTTTCGTTACTACCTGCCACCTTAATTCTAAAGCCTACCTTACCCTTACGAGGAAGGTTCTTAAAGTCAATCGTCTGGCCTTTAAAGGAGTATAGGAATCTGTCACCTGCACCGTCACTAGATGTGATTGTGAAGTCAGCAGAAGGGTTTTTAACGTAGATCACTGAGCCAATTCTTTCTTTAACAAAAGGGGAAGAAATAGATAAGTTGTTAAATAACTGAGTAGCTATATAGTCCGTACCAATCTGAGCAGAATGTGCGGATGATGAACCATCAGGAGTTGTGTAAGTAGCTGTAGCACTGCCCACTGTAATTTTATATGTAAGGCCGTAGTCAGCCTGTCGTACATAGAACATAGCTTCGTTAGGTCGTGCTGTAGGAGTATACGAATCAAGAGCTACAACCTTAGATTTGTTAACTACAAAAGTAGTGTCTCCTACCGACACAGCGTTAACATTGGCATTAAAGTCTGTAACTCCAGTAAGGTATGTTGGAAGACTTGTAAGTGTATTACCTGCGCTATCCTTAACTGTTCGCTCTGTACCTGCTTGGTCAAATACCTTAATCCCTGAACTGCTAAACACGGCTGTGTAATCTTCCGTACTTGAGTATTTAATAGGGTGTAGAAAGGCGGTAGTACCTGCAAGGCTGCTAGTAAGTTTAGCTACGTGTTCAGTACAAGGCCGCTTTTCCAATCCTCTTGTAACTGAAGATAATCCGTTTTCTTGTACTTCGGCTTGGCTTGGGTGTCGTAGGCTTGGAGGCTGCTGCGAGACACCGTTGAGGAGATTGGGGATTGAACCCGATACTAAAGACATAGTTAAACCACCTACCTGTAATAATGAGCTATATAATTAGTCTCATAGTTGTCGAATATATTTAAGTCCTGTACGTCAGATTCATTCTGTAATAGATTATTCCAAGCAACCTGTTCGTCACGGGCGTTGAAAGAATGTAGTGACTCTGAACCAAGTACACGGTCTTGTAGAACACGCGCTGCTCTGATAGCTACGTAGCGTCTGGCTGTTTCTGGCATCTCTTCAAAATCTAACAACACTACTATGTCAACTTCTACAGCCACGCCAATGGCGTAAGTGTTTTTAATACGGTCATACATCTTCATACCTCGCTGA